GTATCCGTATCAATGACGATTTTGATGTCCTGTCCCCCGGCAACATCTGTCAGTGTCAGGACGTGGACCACCGGCCTGATGAGGTCTACTAACGCCTGGTCCCCTGCGTCAAGTGCGTCTGTTGCCCAGACGTGCACTGTGAATGTCACAAGAGCGGCATCCGTCACTTCAAGCACGTCGTCAACCGATTTCCCCAACACACCTTGCTGCGATGCCTCCGCCGTAATCGCCAGAGCATCGACAGCCGCTCTTGCAAATGCGCTCTGCTGAGATGCTTCAGCCGTCATCGTCAACGTATCCGTATCAATGACGATTTTGCTGTCCTGTCCCCCGGCAACATCTGTCAGTGTCAGGGTATGAGCCGCCAGCACCTCATAAATATCGCTCCCTGACACTACCTCCACGTCAGCTTGATGCGTGAACGCTACAGTGTGGGTTGCCTGGCCCTCGTGAATCGTCGCATAGCCCAGCACGTCGATATACTGGCGTGTCACGCGAGCTTTCGCATCGCCCGCGCCCAATACATCGACATATTGGCGAGTAACACGAAGAAGGGGGTCAGCCATAATTCACCTAGCCAACCTGGACACCGGCTTTGACCGCATTGACCGCACTCACCGACCAGGCACCGCCCGCCGGGTCAGCCTCTACTACACGAGACTTCGTTGTATAAGTGGCAACACTAATCGCCTGCCCCTCATCAGCACTCTCGGTCTCACCCGACTTCACCACCGACTTCAACGTGAATGATCCGGCATCGGTAATTCGAGCATCCGTATTGACTTGAATACCCTTGATTCCGCTGGTGACACCCGCAAGCGCCGCATAGGTATAGAGGTCTTTATGATCGGACACCGTATCCTCAACATAATCACCACCGGCGTCGTCGTCTTCCGTTCCAGCCACAATCTCGTCCACAAGCGCATAATGATCCGTACCAGTCCCCGGTGTCCACTGCACGGTGTCGTCGCCGTCTGGCCGGATCGTTACAACACGCATGTCGCCAAGAAAGTCCTTGTTCCCATTACCGCCGTCAGAGCCATCAAGGAAATAGAGATCATCATAAATCGCCGCCCCTCCATCGTTCCCACTCGTACCCGTCAACCGAAATGTCGTGTGGTAATTATGCGTTCCTGCCTTTGTATTCACTCCGGTGTCGCTGGCAACAGTAACACCATTCACGCGCAATTCATAACTTCCTGAGTCGGCGCAAGTTACCTTAAACTCGAAATACGCCCACGCACCGAGCGACAAACCGAGGCCACTGGTCGTTTTCAGCGTCGTAGTCCCGCGCCGGACTTCAACCTCGCCATTAGCAGTCATAGCAAGATTCATGCCAAGCGTAGCACCATCATACAGTGAGGCAAAACGCTTATAGAGTAGGTTAGGCCAAGACGTTTTCCACTTGACTGCGAAGCCAAGAACCACCGTGTCATTCGTAGTCACGTCACCCGGAGAAAAGTAGCACCCATTATCAAATTGCAGTTGAAGGGCGTAGCCACCAAGCCGCCCGGTCTCCACGTCCATACATGTTTCATAGTTCACGCTCGCATACTTGCGCGCAACGACGCCCGTTGGCGACGGGGCTGAACCGACACTCGTGCCAAAGTTGTCGAATCCTTCGATCCAGAGAAGCATGACAGCACCTATATACGGTCAGAAAAGAATCGGCCGGGCCGAAAGAAGGCCCTTCGACCCGGCCGTTGGCGAGGGAGAATCCAGCAAGTAAGACTCGCTAAGCGTTGACTGTGTAAGTCACCTTCAACTGGTCGTTGTCCAACACTGCAACCGGACCACTGGCAAACTGAGCCTCGCCCCAAAGCACGCCGCCACCATCCGCGTTGTTCTTCGTCCCGGGAGCAGTGCCGCCGCCGACAACCGCCAATCCGTAAACAGTGCCGGAATCACTGATGGTGAACACCAGGGGAGCGGCATTAGTAATCGACTGGCTGGAGGCCGCGCCTTCTGTCCATTCCAGACGTGTTGCTTCATCGTAATCGTCCCATTCGACCCAATCATTGGTCCCATTGATTTGGGCATACGTGTCCGCAGCCGCCAACGTCGGTTCAGGCGAGTTGTTGATGAGCAGGACGTACCAAGTATTAATGGCCGCAACCGCGTGGAACATCACATCCAGCAGCTTATTCTTACCTTCATTGACAATGGCGTTACAGAAGTCGTACTTACCAATCAACTGATTGTCTCGCCAATGTTCCACCTGGAACCGGCCCCGACAATGAATCTGGTCGGAAGGCACGGCAGAACGAACCACCTCACACGCCGCCCTCTGCTCGAATCGAATGCTGTCACTCATGTTTTTACCTCTCTAAAGGACTGATGTACCCCGCCGCAGTTCCCTTCGGATTTCAGCGGCGATGGACCTTCCCGTTTGGCGGCTTGACGATCCACCGCCATTCACACTCACATTAATGTCGCCGATGTTGGTAACGCTGCCGCCTTCACTGCGGAAAACAGGCATTGCACCGGCGTTCATTGCCACAAGCTGCGAAGCAAAACGCTTCGTAGAGGCCGCATTCATCACAAACTCGCCCGGCGAGAGCATCGCGGGGACCACATCCGTGCCCGCAGCGCCGCCCACGGCGAGCCGTCGCATCATGCCACCGTACCGCGCAGCCACTTCGCCGCCGATTCCAGGAGCCTGAACCGACGCTGCCGCATATGCCAAATCCCACATAGCATTGGCTGCAACCTGAATCTGTGTTGTAAAGTTGGTCAAGTTCGTCTGAGCAACTTGATTCAACGCCTGCGGCAACAGGGCCGCACTCCTATCCGTCTCGTCAATCCCTTGTTTAACTCCCTGTTGCAATTGCGTTGCGTTTTTAAGAGCATTCTCGATGTCATGAATCCGCTGCTCATTTTGAGTCGCAGGGACAAGGCCAGCTTCAACGCCGCCTTGAATCTCGCGCAGCTTGTCAGCCTGTTGCTGTGCAGCAAGGGCCGCGGACGTAAACGCCTGGAGTCGCTCAAGATCGGCAAGCGAGGGGGTTGTAACCTTAAGATATTCGTTATACGCAGCTTGCCACTCCTCAAAAATCTTTACCTTGTCGGGTTCTTCAGCTTTGACAAACTTCAAAGCAGCCTCCCAAAGTCGACTTGTCTGCTCCTCATTATGATTCTCCTTCTCTGCGTTGCACAAAGCTATTCTTACGCCCTCTAAACTACGCTGTGCAGCGTCCATAAACATATTCAATTCCATTTGTGCCGCCGCCGCTTGCCTCTCCACTTCCCCAAACTGAACCCGTGATCTTTGCGCCTCACCAAACCGTTTACCAATGTGAGTCAGCTTCTCCTCGGCAGTCATATCCTCCATCTCTTCCCTAAGCTGAGGATCAAACTGCGTTGACAATCGAATCATAATCTCAACAGGCTTAATCTTAAATCCATCCTCAAGCTGCCTTCGCAGATTATCGAACGCCGTCGGCGCAGCCCAAAAATCCTTGACCTCTACCTCGCTTATCCCGCCTTCAAGCGCCGTCTGAACATGCTGCTGAAACTGATCGAAAGACAAAAAGTCTCCAACACTAACTTTTTCGCCGCCAAGGAACTGTTCACGGAATAGCTTAAAATTCTGGCGCAGTCTATCTCCCTGCTCTTTAAGCTCCTTTGACCCTTTGGGGCCAGCCTTATCAAAAGCATCCAAGTCCGTCAGAATCGCCTTCATCAATGTCTTCATATTATTGACGCGACCCTGCTCGGCAGCCGCCTTTGCCGCAGCCTGCAATGCTTGTTGTGCCTGAAGCGTCTGCAACCGCTCCTCAGCCTCCACCTGCTGATTTATCACCGACAACACGGCCTGCTCAGCGTCGTGCTGAAGAATAATATTCTTCGTACCTTGAGCAATATTGTCAGCCTGCTGTGCAAAACCTGCTGCCCGTTGAAAAACAGCCAACGATGACTCAACCTCACGCGGCGTCTTTGCCTTCGACAATTGATCTGACGCCTGCTTGGCTAATTGCAAACCACGCCTGCGATTGTCATTCGCCTGCTCCTCAGCGTTGTTGCCTCGTTGCAGCTGCTTGAAACGAGTGTCTGCATACTGTGTCTCAAGTCCGATCTGCCGTTGCGTAGACTCTTGTACAGCCTTTACAGCCGCATTGGCCGCATTTCGATACGCCATAACCACACGCTCCTGTGTAGCAATCATGGACTCCATGACATGGCGCGAACTCTCCACAGTGGTCTCATTCTCCGTCTTGAGACGGTCCAACTCTCGAAAATACTTCCGGCGAACCCCTGACATTCGTTCCTCAAAATTGTTGGTCGCCGCTTGAGCCTCTGTCTGCGCCACCTCCTTCCATTTTGCAATCCTTTGGTCCATTTCACGCGCGAAATCCAATGCGCCTTCTTGCCGCGCCGCAGCCACCTGACGGATGTGGTTGATCTCGGCAAGATGAAACCCAACAATAAGCCCAGTCGAAAGGACTAGAATCGCATTCAAAGCAAGCAGCGCTATGCCTATTGGTCCTAGCGACATTTGCAGAGTCATCAGACCCAACGAAAGAACGCCAATCGCCACCGCGGCTGGAATCGCCGCCGCCGCAATCGCAATGAGCGCTGTAGACAACCGATCAGCCCCGCCCAGCACATCCATAATGTTGCCGAGGATAGTTACAAGAGCCTGACCGAAATCCTGCGTCAAATTGATCTTGAGAGCATTGATCTGACTTGTTAATCTCTCAGCATCCGTCGAACGAAACTCCTTGAGAATCCGTTCCAAAGCTTCCGGCGTAGAGGACTGCATTGCCTTAAGAGCCTCTTGGTATTTCTTCGCGCCCTGTTCGCTAGTCAAACGCAATTCGGCCGTCAAAGCACGGACGTTCCGCACCGACTTAGCGATCTCGGAGCCCATGTTGTCTGCCTCGTCGGCGATAGCCTGTAAGGCCCCTTCAAACCCCTTAGCGGCGACCAACTGGGCAGGATCAGAGAAGCCCAGCGCCCGAATAGCCTTCTTCATATCTTCAGAAGGCTTCAAGAACGCAATCATAACGCCACGCAACGCCGTTGCAGTCTTATGTGCATCCATGCCACCAATAGTCATGGCAATGAACGCCGAATTCACCTCATCAAGTGTGACACCCAATTCGCTGGCAACAGGGAGCACTTGTCCCAATACATCGGCCAATTCCTTGCCATGAACACGTCCTAAATTGATCGTCGTGAAAAACTTCGAGGCAATGGTTGTTGCCGTCCCGGACGCATCGCCGTAAGCATTAAGTGTCCCAGTCAGTAACATGACCGCATCGTCGAAATCCATAACAGCGACACGCGACAACATCATGGCAGCGTGCATCACATTAGCGCGGTCACTGATGCTTGTGAACTGATCTGATATTGTTTCATACAAGCCGGAAGTCGCTTGCGGCAGCGCGATGTTATAAGCTTTCGCAAAATTGACAACCTCCTGCGCCAACGCATGAAAAGGCGCAGCAATGGATTGAGCCCCACTACCTATGCGTGGTGCAATCGTCTGAATTTCAGCGATGTTTTGCTGAAACTCAATGGCGGAGTCAACCGACTCTTTCAAAGCATCCCGCATCTGCGACATCGCGCGCACAATCGCCTGAGTCACCATAATCCGAACAAGGGTTTCCCAGGTGATATACAGCTTCTCACCGTGTTTATTAACATTCTTTGTTGCATTCGCTGCTTGATTCATGGAGTTTGCTATTTGTTGACCCGCCTGACTTCCAGCTTGGCCAGCATTAGCCAGCGACGTAGCAACCTGTTGAGCCGATGATGCAACGCCAGGCGGGAGCCAAAGCGCAGGAGAAGTAGGCGCAGCGGCAGTAGGCGCAGCGGCAGTGGGTGCCGCCGCTGGCCTCGCCGCCGCCGGCATCTTCTGCATGGATGTAGCAAGTCTGGCTGCGGCCGTCGCTAAGCCGTGCATTGTCGTCAGAGCAGCAGCCGCCCGACCGTTGAAGTCATTCAACACCGCGCCGAAAGTACCGAACGCCTTCCCCGCCGCTTGCAGCGCAGTATCTAACCGCCCTAAAGCTTCAAGAGCTTCGGTGACATTGAAGCCTAGTGTATTGACAATCTCGTCAGCCATCATTGACACCTAACGAACAGCATATGACTTCACAAACGGTGCAACTTTAATGGGCCGCACGTCCTCCGCCACACGCTGAAATGCCTTGGCCCCTTTTTTCTGGAATCCATAAGGGCCGGGTTTCAATAGTTTTGCGGGAGGCGGCCATTTCGTTGCGTCCGGGTCAACATTCGCATTGTTGTATTCGTTCCACACCAGCCAGGGCAGTGTGGTGCCGTAGGTGAAGGTGTAAATGCCCTTCGATTTGTCAGCCGTAAACTCACCCTGGCTCTGGGCTAGCCCCTCACCTATACGGTCATAAGGCGCGCCACCACAACTGGCACCAACATTCACATTGATTGCGCTGGCAACTTGAATAAACGTGGCTCGTGACGCCCCGCTCCAATTTGGAATCTCCACGAGTACGGCATCCAACCACGCCATAAGGGCCTGTGCCAACTCAGCCCGCATATGCTTATCTAAAGCGTTGCGGTATGCCTCCACGTCGATGCGCGGCTCACGAAACGAATACGTGACTCGCATGGTCAGACTCCACTGCGTCAAGAATGACGAGCCGCGGGGGGCTTCCCTGCCCCAACCAACTGAGCCTCCCGCTCGCTTTCGTCGTAGCTTCGCGTTTGGTCGAAGGCGACAATGAGGGCCTGGGTCTCCAGGCCGCAATCGTCCCACGCCTCCTTGACGCCCGGCGGCCGAATGCCTAGCCGTTCGCAGGCTTTCCAGACGGCGTACTCGCCGGTTCGGTAACTGGGCCAGAGAACTCGGGCGGCATGGGAGCCTGACCAACAAGAAAAACCTCGCGGGCCTTCGCCAGCTTGGCTTCATCCAGGGCGTTGGCCTCCATGACCAGCGCCAGCACGCGGTTGACCTCGATCTGCGTCAGGCCGCCGTCTTTCAGGTCTTGCTCCCAGTGCGACCAGGTGCGCGGATCGTCCAGCTTGAGGGTGTCCCACTCGATCTGACTGGGGGCCAGCGAGCGCAAGACCATGTAGCCTAGCCGCTTCTTGCCCCACTGAAGCACGAGCTGCTGGTAGGTAGGGTCGTCTTCCTTGGCCACCCAGCCGTCCTTGGTCAGTTTGCCCGGCGGCTTGGGGGCGGGGCACAGTGCATTGAACTCGTCCACATCTTTGAGGCCAACCGCGCGGAACACGAGATTCTGTTCCCCGCGCGGCAGGACCAGGATGCACTCGTTGCAGAGCGTGTTGGGGTCGATTCCATTGATCTTCATGGTTTGTTCCCTCGCAAAAAGAAAAGGAAAGAAGGGCGGTGCCGGCACCGCCACGGGTCGCACTACGCATCCGTTCGTGTCACGGTTGGCTCGGTCGCCTTGCACTTGCCACTGACCGAGATCGTGGCATCCTTGTAGTTGATCTCCCGGCTCTCCGAGCGGAAGTCCGGGAACGTCACGGTCTCAAGCTGCGACGTACCGCAGGGCGGGGTGTGCTTGACGATCAGGTCAATGCAGTACGGCTCGCACTGGTCGGCCGAGGCGCTGACCCACGCACTTGCCCCACCGATCCCTTTGAGCGCGTCCATCGGGCT